GAAAGTCATAAAACATATGATTTTAGAATTAGATTAGCCTGCGAGCTACCAGACGATCTGATCTCCAAAATTAAAACTGTTTTAGAAGCTTACAAATTAGATTCTATTAGTAAACCAAAGAGATTACCTATACAAGAAACTCCAGAATTTCCCAATATGGGACCCGTTGAAGTTAGTGTCATGGAAATTTCTTTAAATTACCCATGTAACGACGAACAAGTCAGAACATTGATTGCAGAGCGAGCAGGAATTAATCTAGCCTGTATTAAAGTTAATCCCACAAATAGCCCGTATGAAGCTGCATTGCAGGGATTAGAACAGAGCAATAAATCTTCACAGCCGGGTGAATCGGTACTATTACAGCCTGACATGGTGGCTGAAAAAGTAGAGTCAGATTTAGTAGGAAATGCAAGAATCCCCAATTTAATTAAAGAATTAGAAGAAACTCGCAAGTACGAGTACCCTGAAGTGGCTGGAGGCAAATCGTCAGCAGCAAAAACAACCAACGAATTACCGCAAGGCAGTGCAAGTCCGATTGGTACACATAAAAACAAAATAATCAACCCACGTGGTATGAAAGCAGGAAACGGAAAATAATCATGAGCAACAACATTTATAACATTCTAAGCAATTTTAACAAAGTGGCTCAAGAGCCCGTAACGCCTGCTACTCAAACACAGCCTCAGGCCAAGACACAGTTACAAGAAAGCATGGATCAAGTACTGTCAGAAAAGTACATGGGATTTAAAAAGACTGTGGCTGCTGTTAAAAAAGGCGGAGCTGATAATCCTGAAGCAGTTGCCGCCAGTATCGGTCGTAAAAAGTATGGTAAAGAAAAATTTCAAAAAGCTGCCGCTGCTGGTAAAAAACTAGGTGAAGGTGAAGTCGAAGAAAGTGGATTACAAGCATACTTAGGTAATAAGAAGTATGGTAAAGAAGGCATGGATGCATTACGCAAAGCAGGCCGTGAAGGCGCCAGCAAAGAAACAATGGCAAAGATCCGTGCCAAGCACGATAAAATGGACGAAGCTGCTAAACCAGACTATATCGATTTAGATAAAGATGGCAACAAAGATGAGCCAATGAAAAAAGCTGCCAAAGATGCTAAGTCTAAGAAAGTTCAAGAAGTTGCACCACCAGGAGCTAAAGCAGAGCGTATGGTTAAACATATCAAAAAGGGATATGCCAAAGACGGTAAAGTAACTGACACAGAAAAAGCAAAAGCATACGGTGCCGCTTGGAAAGCACATAATAAAGGCAAATTAGAGGAAACCATTCGTTCAATGATTAAAGCAGGCTTTACCAAAGAACAAATCATTGAGGGGTGGGACGACATGCTTAAAGCAGTGGCGAATCGAAGTCATGACATGAAGACAGGCGAAAAACGTCAAGGCGCTAAAGGTGAAATTGAAAAAACCGCCACAGGAGTAAAACATACACGTCGTTACGATAAAAAGACCGGCGAAACAGATACAGACGGTGACGGGCAACAAGTAAAGCGTGGTCGAGGTCGTCCTAAAAAAAGTGCTTTTGAAAGTGCGTCAAAAGATTCCACTACTATTAATAAAATGATTGTTGAAACATTCAGCGATATTATTGAAGGTAGTATTCAAGGTGGAGTATGGACAAGTAATCCTCCAAAAAAAGGACAACCCAACGTACCAGTTCCGCAAAACATAGACGGGGGAAGCGCATCTCCTGCTCCTAAAACGCCGTCAAAGCCAGCACCATCTAAATCAGAACCTCCAATGGGGTCTATTAAAGGTGGAGTATGGACTAGTACACCACCTAAGCCAGGTGAAAAAGGAGTACCAGTTCCAGTTCCAGTAGACGAAGCTGATATGGAAGAAGGTAACGCATTTAGCGGAGCAGTTGCTAAAGCCAAAGCAGACGGAGTTCAGCCTGGTGAAACTATTAAAGTAGGTGGAAAAACTTATCCCGTTAAAGAAGGCGAAGAGCTATTACAAATGCTTCGCATTGCTGGTATTAAAGTATTAGAAGACACACAACTAGATGAATGCGGTATGAGCTCAATGGGCAACGGCATGATGGGCCAACATGAACAAGAAGGTCGAATGAATGTCAGTACTAATATGAGCAGTGATGGCACTAAAAGTGTCACTATTACTGCCGATGGCGATTCAGCTGCCGAACTAATGCAAATGTTAAAACTAGCAGGCATGGGCAACGGCGAAATGTCTCAAGAACAACCAAAAGGTGTAATGGTTGTTAGTAATGACGACGAAGAAGAAGTCGAAGAAAATTTAAAAGTAGTTCCAAATCCAAGCACTGCTACTAGTGTAGATCAAGCCAAAAAATTAGGTTCAATGATGCCTGCTCCTCCTGGGGAAAAAGATCCTATAGCTACTAAAGAAGCCAAAGACGAACATTATCATGCAAACACTACACCAGATGAACATGTAATGCCTGTACAAGTACAGACAAAAGGTGGCGATGGTGACGTTGCTGGTAGAGAAAAGAAAATGACACCGAACGGATATCAATTTGGCGACAATCCTCATGCCATGAAAGAAAGCATGAGTTTGAAACTGATTAAAGAATACGAAAATATTAAGGTGAAAAAATGAAAATACGCGACATCGTCAATGAAAACAGTATTAGCCTAGGAGATAGCTTTGATATCGAATTAGGTAACATAGTTATCGAAACTGGTATTGTTGGGTTCATGCATGACGGCGTTATAGTAGAAGCTGATGCAAAAACACTGGTATTGCTAAATGTTAGTGGTGCGTTACTGGAATCTGTTGGGCAATATAATGACGTAACAGAAGGCAGAATGGCTGAAGTTGACACTATATTTCAAAATTTAGCAAACGGTACTATGGATATCTATGATGTTATGAATAATCCTCAGGATGCAGTTCAGAAATATGTATCTGAAAAATTACAAGATATGTACGATAACATTTCTATAGATAATCGATTACACCCAGACGACGACTTTGAACAAATCATTGACATCATGGCAGGACAACTAGCAGATGATTACGGCACAGGCGAAATGCAAGAAGCCAAATATCAAGGCCGGGAAGTATCATTGGGTAAGCCCATGCAAGGTGATGTTAAAAAATCTAAGGTATATGTTCGCGGTCCGAAAGGGAATGTTGTTAAGGTAAACTTTGGCGATAAAAAGATGAAAATTAAAAAATCGAATCCTAAACGTCGTAAAAGTTTTAGGGCAAGACATAATTGCGCTAACCCAGGTCCGAGATGGAAAGCACGTTATTGGTCTTGCAGGGCTTGGTAAATGAAAATAAAAGATATAATCTTAGAAGACAAAGAGGGAAAACTTCCTTCGCGACTCCAACAAGCAACAGTTGGTCTCGACAAATTTCGAGATGAGAAGTTTGCTGACAGAGTATATGAGTTAAATCGTGTTATGATGGCTGTGGCCGCAGCCGACGGAATCGACCCACTGGCACCCACAGTTGATTCAGAATCTTGGGCAGGCAGAAATAATTTAGCTTTTCCGTATACCCCAGAAGAACAAAGGATGTTAGTACATGCATTTGATGCAGTGGGCAGTCATTACCAAGATTTAAATAATGGCGATCTGAAAAGTCGAGAACTAGATAGTACAAATAAACACAGTCCTATAGCCAAGCCAAAACGTAACAGATTTGGTGTGTAATGGACGAACTCCAAGAACTTAAAATGCTGGCTGGGATCAGCAACCGTCCTAAATGGAGTACATACGAAGGGTATCCCGGAAGTAACATCAGCGTTACCGGAAATGAAAAAGCCCAGCTGATGCGTAAAAACGACATCAAACCGGGCACTGATGCTTGGTTCAAACTTTGGTTTTCTCTCCCGTATCTTACAAAAGAAACTCCTATCTAATTAGTTTTACCTAACCGGTGATAAATAAGTGTATGAATACTTATTATGTCTACGCCTATCTAAGAAAAGATGGCACTCCGTATTATATTGGTAAGGGCACAGGAGACCGCGCATTTACTAAAAGCAGGGGAGAAATAGGTAAACCGACAAAAGATAGAATAATTATCATCGAATCGAATTTGACTAATGTTGGTGCGTTGGCTTTAGAGCGCAGACTTATTAAGTGGTACGGTAGAAAAGATTTATGTACTGGTATTTTACGCAATCAAACAGACGGTGGTGACGGTGTTGTTGGTTATGTTTATACACCAGAGCAAAAAGAAATAAAGTCTAAACGATTGAAAGGGCTAAAGAAAAAGCCACTTTCGGAAAGTACTAAGCAAAAATTAAGAGATATTAATTTGGGAAAACATTTAGCACCATTTACATCGGAGCATAAACAAAAAATTTCAAAAGCACTAAAAGGTAAGGCCCGGAGTGCTGCCCATAGTGAAAATTTGTCAGCTGCCCTTAAAGGCAGGACTCCTGCCAATGAAGAACGAGAAAACTATTTGAAAGCAATGGAGGCAGGAAAGACCGAATGCGAATACTGCGGTAAAGTTACCATTTTAGGAAACTACCGCAGATGGCACGGTAATAATTGTCGTTACAAGCCCATCTAAGACTTTGGCTTAATGCCCAAATATTGATACCAACTCTCATGTCGGACCTGTACAGGTCGTTCCCTCCACTTTTTAATTAGTTGGAAGTGATCTGGCTTATACGGCATCCGAAGTGGCTTAATCAGCTTGTGGCCTTTTTTATGGTTACAATCTTTACAAGCCGTTACACTGTTTTCCCAAGTAGTTTTTCCTCCTTGAGCACGTGGGATCACGTGGTCTAGTGTAAGTTCTTTATGTTCGAAAACTTCACCACAGTACTGACATTGGTACATGTCGCGTAGAAACATGTTACTACGTGAAAACTTGGCCGACTTTTTAAAGTGAAAATATTCTTTGGTAACAGCAACACAAGGCACATTCATACTGAAATTTTCACTACGAATTACCCAGTCTTCGTATTCTTCAACCACAGTGATGCGATCCAAGAAATATAGTTTGACAGCATGTTGCCAACCGATAACACTTAGAGGTAAAACTGAAATTGGATTGTAATCGCTGTTCAGCAGCAGCACATCAGACATTTTGAAATCTCACTGGTTAATTCAATAAATACTATTATGTAATATTTACTTATTTAGAGCAACCGGAATATGGCAAAACCTTTAGAAAATGTGCTGATAAAAAAGCCAAATATGCAGGAAAGCTACACTGAACAACAACTTCGAGAAGTTATCAAGTGTGCAGATCCTGTAACAGGCCCGCAATATTTTCTTGACAATTATTTCTATATTCAGCACCCTACCAGGGGCCGTATGCTTTATAAGCCTTTTGAGTATCAGCGTAGGCTAGTAGACACTTACCATAATTATAGGTACAGCATAAGTCTTATGCCGCGCCAAACAGGAAAGTCCACAACGGCAGCAGGGTACTTACTTTGGTACGCAATGTTTGTGCCTGACAGTACAATTTTGGTAGCAGCTCACAAATACACCGGATCTCAGGAAATTATGCAACGTATTCGTTATGCATACGAAAGTGTACCTGATTTTATTCGCGCCGGAGTTACCAGTTACAACAAGGGAAGTATAGATTTTGATAATGGATCTCGCATAGTCAGCGCCACTACTACAGAAAACACAGGTCGTGGTATGTCTATATCATTGTTATACTGCGACGAGTTTGCATTCGTTCGGCCAACCATTGCAAGTGAGTTTTGGACTTCTATTAGTCCTACTTTGGCCACTGGTGGTAAATGTATTATCACAAGCACACCTAACAGTGACGAAGATCAATTTGCACAGATTTGGCGGCAAGCAAACAAGTGCATTGATGAATATGGTAATGAAACTGAACTAGGTGTTAACGGGTTCAGATCGTATAGAAGCAAATGGCAAGAGCATCCAGATAGGGACGATGCATGGGCCACTGAGATGCGAGCTCAACTAGGAGAAGAACGTTTTCGTAGAGAAATGGAATGTGAATTCATCATATATGATGAGACACTAATTAATCCTATTTTTCTAACAGAAATGGCTGGTATTGATCCTTTAATAAAACAAGGTCAAGTGCGCTGGTATAAAAAGCCCGAGCAAGGAAATGTATATATTGTTGCACTAGACCCTAGTTTAGGCACAGGTGGCGACCCAGCAGCAATTCAAGTACTAGAGTTACCTAGTATGAAACAAATAGCAGAATGGCAACATAATAAAACGCCAGTCCAAACTCAAATTAAAATTTTATCTGAGATTACAAAAACTTTAGTCGAATCTACAAAATCTAACAATGATGTTTATTACAGTGTTGAAAATAATACATTAGGCGAAGCAGCTTTAGTGGCTATAAGTGAATTCGGCGAAGAAAATATTAAAGGTATGTTTTTAAGTGAACCCAAAAAACCGGGATCTAGTAGAGTATATCGAAAAGGTTTTACTACTACTAATAAATCAAAATTATCTGCTTGTGCGAAGTTAAAGAATTTAATTGAAACTAGAAAATTACATGTTGCCAGTAAAGCCCTTGTAAGTGAATTAAAAACTTTTATTGCATCGGGCAGTGGGTATGCAGCAAAACTTGGAGAAACAGATGATTTGGTTATGTCGTTGATTCTTGCTGTTAGGATGGCAGTGTTCTTAAGAGAATTCGACCCAAACTTAGACGAAAAATTAAAAGATGATCGAGACGACATAATAATGCCCATGCCCTTCATAATGATTTGATAACCGTTTAGCATAAATATAATACCATGATTGAAATTGATAAAGTAGCTGAAAATTTATTTGACAAGATTCGCAGTCGATTTGACTCTGTTAACATCGGAGACGAAAACGCCAAAGCCACGCTAGACCCTTCATTGGCTAGATTTTTTAATTTCGATTATATTAAAGATGGTAAAGAGTTTGGAAACATAACAATCAGTCTAGTGGATGACAATAATCTCAAAGTTTATTTTGATAAAGAGATTGATAAAAGCATGTCTCCAGAAGAAAAAAAAGTATGGTATGCTTTTTTAAAAAATTTAAGACTTTTTGCTAAAAGAAATTTGTTAACTTTTGACATCAGAGATATTGCCAAAAGTGGATTAAATTTGCGAGATTTGAAACATGCTAACAAAAATGCAGAAATATTGAACAAAGACGATATCCGTGTAACAGAAAGTAAGCAATACGGAACAAGTCGCAGCAGTTATGAACTTTACGACAATGTAAAAATTATAGCCAGACACAGCAAGCCAATTGTAGACGAAACTCGTCCCGGTGCAAGAAGCCGAAATATACAGGCATTCTACATCGAGAATTCTTTGGGTGAACGATTTAGACTGCCCGAAGGCACTACATTTAATGGCGCAAGAGCCTATGCTCGTCACGTAAAAAATAATGGCGCAATACACGACGATTTTGGACAACATATAACTAAAATTATTAAAGAAATGTCGTCTTTGAAATTGTTTGTTCGAAATATGCGAGGCAGAACCTTCGAAGACATTGAAACGTCTCAAATGGTAGAAAGTGCCATTGATCATTATGGTAAATTACATCGAGATTTGTTTACTATACGAAGTCAGCGAGGGTATGACCAATATAAATCATTGTGGCAACCAGAAGTAATGGATGAAGACCAATTCGACATTGACGAACTTCGTGAACGATTTGTTCGCAAAGTATTTGATGATAGATTAATGGATGCACTGCCTGTGGTTCGACGAGCATATATGCAAAGAAAAAATGCAGTATCGGATGAATTCGAATCGTGGGCTAATGGTATAATTGAAAATATCGGTAATACTATAGATAATCAAAATAAGAAACACGCTAGCTTAAAGCTAGACGTGGAAGAAGACAACGAAGAACCTATTAATACAAAAAGTCCTTTTGCCAACAGTTTAGGGGCAGAGGATTCAGATGGTAACGTTATGGACGGTGATGCAGAAGATCAACGATTAGCTCAACTTTTTCAAGAGCATGGATTCGAATTTAGATTTAGTGACGGGGTATACTATTTCGAAAGTCGGGAAGAACTAGAACGAGCCAAAGATATTATAGCAGCATGGGATCCACATTTCGAATTTCCACGTATGGGAGTTTACGATTACGGATACGGCAGCTATGGAAGTACCACTGCTGATAGAGAAATTGGTAGCTATAGCAACGGCGTAATGGAAGAACTAGAAACAAGTTTTCTCAAACAGCTAGCTGGCATTACCAAATAATTTGATTTTTTCTACTAGCGTCGTTATACTTGACGAGTGCTAAACAAATTTTTAATCTTTTGTCTTGACAGACTAAATACAAATGTTATATACTGCAACGGTGCAGTGTATATCTAGGCACAACAAAGACCATCTTAAATTTATAGGAGAAACATTATGGCAACATCTTTAGCAGAAATTCGTGCAAAACTTCAAGCACAGGAAAGCAAAGGCCAAGGCGGCCAATCAGGCGGTGACAATGGCATTTACGCCCATTGGAACATCCCAGAAGGTACTACAGCTCGTGTACGATTCCTTCCAGACGCAAATACCAAAAACACTTTTTTCTGGGTCGAACGACTAATGATTAAACTGCCTTTTGCAGGCATCAAAGGTCAAGTAGATAGCAAGCCAACATTTGTGCAAGTCCCTTGCGTTGAAATGTGGGGCGAAGCATGTCCAGTCTTGGCAGAAGTACGTACTTGGTTTAAAGACAAGAGTCTCGAGGAAATGGGTCGTAAATACTGGAAGAAAAAATCTTATCTATTCCAAGGTTTTGTTCGCGACAATCCACTGAGTGATGACAAGCCAACTGATAATCCGATCCGTCGTTTTATTATTAGCCCTCAGATTTTTAATCTGGTAAAAAATGCACTTATGGATCCAGAATTGGAAAATCTTCCCACTGACTACGAAGGCGGGCTAGATTTTAATATCAAGAAAACCAGTAAAGGCGGTTACGCCGATTACAACACCAGTACTTGGGCTCGTAAAGAGAGTGCCCTAACTCAAGCTGAACTTGAAGCAGTGGAAAAATTTGGACTGTATAATCTGGCAGACTTTTTGCCTAAAAAGCCCAGCGACGCCGAACTAAAAATTATCAAAGAAATGTTCGAAGCCAGTGTAAATGGTGAACCATTTGATGCAGACAAATGGAGTGCTTATTACAAGCCAGCTGGAATGGCTAGTACTGCTAGTAGCAACAAGTCTGATGACGACCATACGCCCGTTGCAAAACCTGTGGCTGTAGCTCGTCCGGCACCTGCGGCAACACAAGATGATCCCCCTTTTGAAGTAGACGAACCAGAAGTCACCGCACCAGTTGCGGCAGCTAAACCTGCTAGTCAACGTGCAGAAGATATTTTGGCAATGATTCGTAATCGTCAAAAGTAATGAAACTTACGGTTGTACTAGGCGCCTCGGGCGAGGCGTCTTTTGACATCTCACTCAACGACAACGATTTTGTCCGTAAATGGCTGAATGAATTTCGGTGGTGCCTAGACAATTGTAATATCAATCAACAAGAAGCGTTTTCGGGTTTACTAACTTTAAGTGAATCTGAGCAAATTTTAAGAAATGCTTGTGTCACTATTAATAAGTATTTGAAAAATTTTATTGAAATTCGTACAGATTTTGTTTCTCAACCACAAGAATATTTCAATTACTTGCATTTAAAATTTGAACAGTTAAGCGGAGAGTTTGGTAAACCCACCAAACTGTTTAGTATTGCAAACCCAGAGCTCAAAGAAGCTATACGCAATCTAAATTATTTTGTTCATAGAATTGAAAAAAAACAAAAAGTGATTCCCAGTCTTTATTTGAGTTTTAATAAAGATCAATATCGACGACTTCCTTTGGAAAAATCAGACTACGAATATTTTGATTTTAAATTTCTACCCGGCACATTATGTTTACATTATGTCGAACTTGGAAAAGAATTTTTAGATTTGTACGAAGATAATTTATCAATCGAATATTCAAATTTTAAAAATTTACACTATTACAGCGGAGAAGCATCTCTTATGTTAAGTGAAATTGATTTTTTTAAAGATTTAAAATATGTAGAGTGGATTAGATCGAATAAATTCGATCCCTACGACAAAACATTGGGGCATGGTCGTATTCCTTTGGGCTCGGTTGACAACCCGGCCGATGTTTACAGTAAAATTCAAGAACACAAACATATAAAAAATATTTTAATTAAGGACTAATTATGGCAAATAAACCATTTGATTTATCAAAATTTAGAAAAAGCATCACTAAAAGCATCGACGGTATTAGTGTAGGATTCAGAGATCCAGACACATGGATCTCTACCAACAACTATGCACTGAATTATCTTATCAGCGGGGATTTTAATAAAGGAATCCCTATGGGTAAGGTCACAGTATTTGCGGGAGAATCTGGAGCAGGCAAGAGTTTTATTTGTTCGGGCAATCTTGTTAAAAATGCTCAACAACAAGGCATTTATGTTATCTTAATTGACACTGAAAATGCACTGGATGAAGCATGGCTACATGCATTGGGTGTTGATACGTCCGAAGACAAATTACTTAAACTCAATATGGCCATGATTGATGACGTGGCTAAGATGATTAGTGAATTTGTTAAAGAGTACAAAGTATTACCAGAAGATCAACGTCCCAAAGTATTGTTCGTGCTAGACTCATTAGGTATGTTGTTAACTCCCACTGATGTTAACCAATTTGATGCAGGTGACTTGAAAGGTGACATGGGACGCAAGCCCAAGGCTCTAACAGCATTAGTGCGTAATTGTGTAAACATGTTTGGTGATTTAAACTTAGGATTAGTGGCCACAAACCACACCTACGCAAGCCAGGACATGTTTGACCCAGATGACAAAATCTCAGGTGGCCAGGGATTTATTTACGCAAGCTCAATTGTTGTTGCTATGCGTAAACTCAAACTCAAAGAGGACGAAGATGGCAACAAGATCAGCGAAGTTAAGGGTATTCGTGCTAGCTGCAAGATTATGAAAACTCGCTATGCCAAACCCTTTGAAAGTGTTCAGGTTAAGATTCCCTATGAAACTGGAATGAACCCTTACAGTGGTTTAGTTGATATGTTCGAGGGAAAAGGTTTATTATCCAAAGAAGGTAACAGCCTTAAATATACTCTAGCAGACGGTACAGTTATTAAACAATTTCGTAAAGCATGGGAGCGAAACGAAAATAATAGTTTAGACAACGTGATGGCAGATTATATTAAGAATCCTCATCAAAAATTGTCTGTTGCAAACGAACAGGAAATTGAAGAATGACAATTGACACAGAATTATTAGGTGAAGTTTATTCAACACTTAAACAATACATTCCCCAAAAGGATAGGCAAGAAGCCAGCGATAATTTAATGAGCATATTGGTTGATTTACTAGGCGATATAGAACTTAAGGAGTTCAGTGGTATCGATAGTTATACCAAACGTAGCTACGACGAGTATGCTGGAAATACATTAGATGAAGAAGATCAAGACGACTACGAAGAATAATGTGGTATAATAAAGTAGTATCTGACATGGGAAATATTCCCGCCTTCATAAATTATTATGAAGACGAGTTGATACAGGCCAAATTTGAATGTAATATTAAAGGTAATTTAGAAAAAAATGTTTCTTCATTGCCTGGTATTACAGAACAGAGATTTAATCAGCTACAAGAAATCGAAGCAGTGCTACAGTATCTTAATCTACAATTAAGAAAAATTAGAAAAAAACATTTTCAAAAATATTTAGAAAATTATCCTCGAGCATTAACTAGCAGGGACGCTGAAAAATACGTGGACGGCGAAGATGAGGTAATTGATTTTGAAACAATCATTAATGAAGTTGCGCTGGTTCGAAATAAGTGGCTGGGTCTAATGAAAGGTCTGGAAAGTAAGAACTTTATGTTAGGCCATGTTAGCAGACTCAGAACTGCTGGCATGGAAGATATTACTTTATAAGTAATTGTATGAAAATTGTACTAGTAACAGGCGGATTTGATCCAATTCACAGCGGCCACATTGCTTATTTTGAAGAAGCCAAAAAATTAGGAGATCTACTAATAGTAGGTGTTAACAGTGATGCTTGGTTAGAACGTAAAAAAGGCCGAGCATTTATGCCTTGGGCAGAACGTGCAACTATAGTCGACAATCTTAAAATGGTAGATTTTGTCTATGAGTTTTACGACGATGATGGTTCTGGCATAGATGCAATTAAACGTGTAAGAGAAGCATACCCTGATGCAAAAATTATTTTTGCTAATGGTGGGGACCGAACCAAAGACAATATTCCTGAAATGTCTTATCAAGACGACAATTTAGAATTTGTATTCAGTGTAGGCGGTGAAAACAAACGCAATTCTTCGAGTTGGATTTTAGAAGAATGGAAAGCGCCTAAAACATCTCGTGCATGGGGCTATTATAGGATTCTGCACACCTGCGGTCCAGGTACAAAACTTAAAGAACTTACAGTTACGCCTAAAACTTGTTTAAGTATGCAACGGCATGAAAAACGGGCTGAATTTTGGTTTGTAGCCGAGGGTGAAGCCACAGTATATACTCTGGACTCTAGCACAGATCATGATTTAAAATGTAGTTTAAAAGTGCATCAAAGTACATTCATTGATACTAACGAATGGCATATGTTATGCAATGAAACTAATCAGCCACTAAAACTTATTGAAATCCAATACGGTGAAAATTGTATTGAAGAAGATATCGAACGACGATAACTTATTTCTTAGGTAGTTTGCCGTAGTTTACCCACTCCCAATCTTCGTCCGTCATTGGGAGCCAATTAGTAGTATCCATGGTACCCTCGTTTGATTGCATTTTTCCTGCTTTCGGCAATCACTTCGGCCCAGCCAACTAAAAAATTCCAGAATTTAATTGTAATTTTCATATAAAATTTCTCCCAGCAGAGTGATGGTTATAATGTCTAATCCAAAGTTCTATTTCAGCTGCACTTTTAGGGTGTTTACTTAAAACATAAGCTTCTATATTCTCTTGGTAAGACACTTCTTTAAAAAAACTATTGATCCATTTTAAAAAGTTCATTTTGAATTCCTTTCAGTGTTTCTACTATTAGTGTTTCTACTAGTATTTATAATGCATCGAAGCAAATTATCTATTATTAAGTTTTAAAATAAATATATGATCATGAACGACATCCGCAAACTTATTAATATACTCGAAGCAATTGAGCAAGGACCCGACGAAGATTCTTTATCTAAACTAAAAACGGCCATTAGTCATAAAATTAAAGAATTGCCGCCCGACGATGCCACAATTAAAGCACTTAGGGAAATTGAGGATCTGTTGCGACATGTTAACGCCGGCGGTAGAATGGGTATTATTAACGGAGAATTGCAAAGTATCGATGATCCAACCGTACACGCTGCACAAAAAGAACTAGCTCGCTACATATTAAGTATGGATATGGATCCCAAAGACCGCGATGAGTTATTCAACTTGTGGCGTGCTGACAAGTTAGTTAAGCGTGATGTGTTATTGAGTGGCGGAAAAAAGAATTTTAGCCAAATTATTAACAAATATGACTCTAACCCTGCTATCAAAGAACTTGTAAATGAACTAATGCGTATTGCAGCACTGGGACAAGGCAAAGGCGAATTTGGGTTAAGTGTGTTAAGTAAAAGCATTACCAAACCTGATAAGGGCGATTTATTAATAGGCAATCGACACATCGAAGTAAAAACTACAGACGGTGGCGCAGGCCGCTTTACAGACCAGGAAGTGCGCCCAGGCCCAGGCTTCGAACAAGCAGCACGTCGATTAAACGACTTTATCAGACAATACCATCCTTCACTGGCTAAAAGTGGTGCAAACTTAGAGGGTATCGTAAATTTCTACGAAGTTTTAAAAACTAACCCAGACATGAAAGCGGAGGCAGCAGAGTTTATTAAAATGGTCAACGATGTTATCGGTTTGGTGTTTTATGGAGAAAATGTAAAACCCATAACCGATTCGATCGAATCCGGTAACATCAACAAAGCTAAACAAGAATATGCTAAGACCAATTTTAATTACTATATGAAGAAGAAAATTGACGAAGGTGTACTCTATATCAGTTTAGGATCAGAGCCTATTATGTCAATTTTCTTCAAAGATGCAGATGATTTGGCCAAAGCAGGTATGAGATTACATGCAGGTACAATTTATCCAACTAGTGTAGCCGATATCCGTTTGCCGTATCCTCAAATTGAAATTGTTGATACATCAGGTGAAATGGTAGCCGGCAACGGATCATCGTCTGATTTAAGTGATGTAGATTTAACTCCGTCCAATGACAAAGGTACCAAGCAGTCCAAATATAAAGAACCTGAAACAGTTTCTGGTTCCACACACGGTGTAACTGGTCTGCGTCCACAAGGTGCCAATCAAGAAAAGCCTGTTTCTGCACCAAGAGCTCGCAGATAATTAGCGAGTTTAAAAAATCCGATTTAGTGTTGACGATAAAAAAGAAATAACATATAATACACACACGCGACTTTAGCATAGAGGTAGTGCCGAGAACTCATAATTCTTAAGGGGCTGGTTCGAATCCAGCAGGTCGCACCAAATTTTAAAAATAAATCTGTAAACAACTTATGGGAATCAGTGATCCACTATACGGTGCAGTGCCTGACAGGCCTGACTCAATGCTTTCAATTCGAGAGGATACACCCCCAAACAGTATTGTGCTAAATGGCGGCAGCGTAGAAATGCTTCGTGTAGCAAAAGATGGATTTTATGTACGAGGTGAAAAAGTACCAGTAGATGACAAAGAAGCAGAAACAGTGTACAATGCTTTTTTGCAATGGATGAGTCATATGGCATTGACAAGAAATTATTAAGGCTGTATAATAAAGATATTGCTCCGATGATGAAATAGGTAAACATAGCAGACTTAAAATCTGCCGCTTAACGGCTTCCCGGTTCGATTCCGGGTCGGAGCACCAATTTCGAAATTAATTTAAAACAAAAGTATAAATAATTTTAAATTAATCAAAAGTAATTGACAACAAAGACTAAATAAATTACAATAGAGACTGTTATGAACACATTCGCATCATTATCGCAGATACATTGCAGAGCCAAACAGGCAGGCTTTATGCCCACCTATTGGTCTGCGATTAGCCTAGGTAATGATCGTACACCAGAGGTAACCGGGGTCCAGGAGGATCTTGTAGCGTAAAAAACAACACTACAAAAACTCCAAAGGACCCCAGGATTAAAAACCCTGGGGTTTTTGTTTATATAAAGGAGATTATGAGGAAGATAGATTTGAAACGACGTATGCGTGAGGTAAGGTTTACGACAGAGTATACTCTAACACCCGAACAACGTAACAAGTTGATTCGGGATAAGTTAGAACGTGCTAGGCTAAACTTTGAAACTCGCAAACGAGTTAATAGTCAAACTTACGCATAATTTTAACAGTGTAAAAAGGTGGAAACGAGGTCCACGCTAGGCACTATAAACACTGGCAAACGGGCGTACTGAAGCATGAAACCCATGGCGATAACGTGGGGAGTAAGAATCAGGTCAGGGTATCGACCCTGACATATCCTGCGGAAACGCAGGGTATTCTAAAATATACTGAGAGACATATCTCCCGTAATACGGAGAAGCATGGTGGTTCTCCAGTATATTTTAGAATACCTTTGGATGAAAATAGCAGTGTCTCCCTTGACGAGCCTGCGTCAAACTAGATTTTGACAACCATAAGGCATTGACAAGTATATGTATCGAATGTATACTTGCAAAAGTTAGGAAAATAAATATGAAAACAACTTCGACGTTCAAGCTTAATAAAACTGTGAAAACAATGTTGGCAACAGGTCGATTTCGGTCACAAGAAGATCGTAATGGATTTAAACGAGCAATGATTGATGCACAGGTCAGCGGTGAAATGCAATCTAGAAATTCACAGAAAAGATCTAAGGATAGTGGACAAGAGTAAATAGTTATATTCCTCAGTAGCTCAGCGGTAGAGCAATCGGCTGTTAACCGATCGGTCATTGGTTCGATCCCAGTCTGAGGAGCCAGATTTAATGCCCCGGTGACGGAATTGGTATACGTGTTGGTCTTAGAAGCCAAATTTTAGGAGTTCGAGTCTCCTCTGGGGCACCAAGTTATAATATAAATAGGTTTATATGCGGGGTTCGTATAGTGGTAATACCTTAGCCTTCCAAGCTAAAGCGAGGAGTTCGATTCTCCTACCCCGCTCCAGATTTTAAATGAACCAAGAAGCTTTACAACAATACCAGATATCACTGACTGAATATCGGCACATTGTGAATCAACTGCCCGATAAAAAGTATTATGAATTTGTCTACAATAAATTTTTTAATCCTGACGTGCAGTATAAAAACTGGCAGCCTTGGGACCAATGGGACTATCCAGTGCAGGATGCTGTGCGATTCAAGACAATTTTGTTAGACAATGTGTCACATATCAACAACTACTCTGTGGTAGACTTTGGGTGCCATTTAGGCTACATGAGTATGTTTGCATCTCATCTTGGTGCATCTCAAGTCACAGGCACAAATATTCGTCCCAATGAACTGGCACTGGCCCAAGAATTGTGTGAAATATCTCAACACCACAATGTTTCATTTGTGTTAAGTGATGTTCACAACCCTAAACTGGTTCAAGATCTCTGTAACCAACATCACACTGTGTTATTCAGTGGTATCTTGTATCACATGAACAACCACTGTGAAATTTTACAAGCCATTACTGGTAGTACAGCCAGCACAGTGATCATTGACACTATGGTAGATGCTGCGATCAAAGACAGCACAGAGCCACTGATGACTTTTCATGTAGACAACTGTGCTGACAGTGTGTCGGGGTTTGACGCAGCCGGAGCAAAAACCATGTTGGTTGGTCGCCCAAATCAGGCTTGGATTGATTTGGCCATGCAACATATGGGTTGGAATCGGGCTTATACTCGTGAATACATGATGTTTCATCCCAATCAAAGGTACAGGTATGCTTCAACTTGGATTCGCTGATACATCAGGAGTATGTAAAAAAATTTAAACTCGGGCTAGCATAATTTAGTAGCGCTCTTGCGAAGTTCGAGTTTCTTCTGGGGCACTAAGTTAAAGTGTAAATAGATGTAAATAGATTTATATGCGGGGTAGGAGAATCGAACCCGCTTCATAGAACATGAAATTATTTGAAGCAACAATTAGAATAAACGGACGAGAGTTCAAAGATCGTGTAGGTGCAGAAAATGCACAGGAAGCCATGAAGCTTCTACAACAACGCCACGGTCCTAGAGCAGTGCCTTATATTCCTCATATGATTCCAAGTTAAATAAAAGGTAATAATGAAAAATTCAGTATCTCGTAGTTCGTTGATCGACACTGATAAATGTGTAGAGAACATAGGTAGCAGATTTGATTTGGTTTTAGTAGCCAGTGCAAGGAGTCGCGAGATTTCTAGACGCAACAAATCTAGTAATCAATTACAGCACAGGCATCCAAACATCTCGGCTCTATTAGATGTTCAAGAAGGTCGTGTTGGGCGAGAATACTTGAAAAAAGTTAATTAAATAACCCGGTTTACTCTTTACCGTAAATAAAAGAGCGTCCCTGTAACGATAGACCAGGGGGTACACTAGAACTTGACCTTACGGTCCCGCTTACATGGGTTACCGAAAACTATCTAGGGTGAGGTATAACACCTATCCAAAAGAATAAATGTTATGGACAGAGTAACGGCTCAGTTTAGGGCTTGTGTGGTGCAAGTAGCTGAACAATTTTATAAGTGTATAACACACCCTGCCGATAAGACAGGCTCTGTTTGTGAAAAGGTTGTATGCTTATAAAATTGATGCGGAGTGTTAGAAGAGGTATCTGGCAAGGCTCATAACCTTGAGGTCGGTGGTTCGAATCCACCCTCCGCTACCACAATTTGCGTTCTTAGCTCAGCGGTAGAGCATCTCGTTTACACCGAGAGGGTCGGAGGTTCGACACCTTCAGGACGCACCAGTTTTTCTCGGTATAGTGAAATGGTATCACCCGACGTTTGGGACGTTGAAGCGCAAGTTCGATTCCTGCTACCGAGACCAAGTTTTAATGGGCTGTTAGTGATAATGGGAGCACGGGGGCTTTGCACGTCTCAGGTAAGAGTTCGATTCTCTTACGGTCCACCAGTTTTAGGATAGTTACAGCAAACTTCAAGCTAAACTTTTTGGTTGTCTAGCGACAAAAGCTATCCTGTTATTTTTAATGCACCGATGGCGGAGCGGCCCAACGCAATAAAATATGTGGGTATGTAGCTGAATGGTTAGGCCTCGGATTGCAAATCCGAATTATGCAGGTTCGACTCCTGTTACCCACTCCATATTATGAACTTACGCTAAATATATATAAAGCGAAGGTTCAAATGTTTTGTGAAAATTGTAATAAAGAACATAATGGAATATACGGTTCCGGAAGATTTTGCGGAATTAAATGTTCTCGAAGTTTTGCGACTAAGGGTAAGAGATCAGAAATAAACAATAAAGTATCTGCCAAGCTATCTAATAGAAAACTATCAGACCAGCATAAGAAAAATATCGAACAAGCAAACAATTTTAATCGTAAAGATAAAATGATAAGATATTGTTTAGATTGTAATAGTATTATGCACTGTAGTCCAAGTGATAACAGAAAATTCTGTACATCAAACTGTTGGGTAAACTATACAGAGCGAAATAAAGAATCATTCTTATTATATAGACAGCGTTGCAATTTTAATTTTAAGTTTGAAGATTATCCAGATAAATTTGATTTAACATTAGTTGAACAATGTGGATGGTATAGTCCTTCTAATAAAGGCAACAATCTAAATGGAGTTTCTAGAGACCACATGCTAAGTGTTAGAGAGGGGTTTGAATTAGGCATCGATCCGGATGTTATTAAACATCCCGCTAACTGTAGAATAATGCCTCATAGACAAAATCAAAGTAAAAGAGAAAAAAGCTCTATTACAATTGAAGATTTATTAAAAAGAATACGCACTTGGTAAGATTCAAATCCTGCTCGGTGCTCCAATTTTTAAAACCGAAGTATTACAATAACCCTTGTGTTTAAAGGGTCTTTGACAATAATTCGGTTTTTTGCTATAATAGACACTTAGTTAGGAAACATTGTTGTTTAGTGACGCCGCGTGAAACTCGCGGGTAGCGCCAAAAAAGAACGCAACAGTGGACGACTTGCTTCGCCTCAAGCGTAACCTAAATAAGTGTTTAAAGTGGTCGACAATAATTCAATTGTTTGCTATAATAGACACATGTTAAGAAATTAACAAACGTTCTTTAAAAATTTATCCAACATATAAACCGCTGTGAAGCGGTCATTATATGTAAACACATTGCCGAGCGACGAAGGAAATGAGTGATGTGTTTACATATAATGAATATGCGACTGTGGCGTAATTGGTAGCCGCAACAGACTTAAAATCTGTCGTCTTTAATGGCGTACCGGTTCGAGTCCGGTCAGTCGCACCAAACATTGCACGATTCGTCTATCGGTTAGGACGCTGCCCTTTCAAGGCGGAAAGACGAGTTCGATTCTCGTATCGTGTACCAAGATTTGCCGTGGTAGTCCTCTGGGAGGGCACTGGATTGTCTATCCAACTAAGGCGGGTTCGATTCCCGTCCGCGGCGCCAATTTTTAGGGGATTGCCCACTACGGCGGACTGTAAATCCGTTCCTAAAGGTAGTGAAGTCAAGGCACGTGGAGCGTTACCATCAGTCCCCACCAAGTTTATGTGTGTTTCGTCTAACCAACGGACAAGACAGAGGGCCATATAAGTCTACAGTGGAAACACAACACTGAAAAGTGCGGTAGCGGTGGAATAACTTCAGAATGCGGGTTCGAATCCCGTAACACACGCCGAATGTAAGATAGCTGTACTCGCGTCCTGCAGGTAAGTTTACAGCCGTAACATCACGGAAGGCCGGAAGCCGTGTAAAAAGTACTCGCCAGAAATACTAAAACAATGACAAGTAAGATAGTAGATGGAAACCGACCCATGTGGATGCATGGGCTTCACAAGTGCATAGGTCCACTCGGTAAGGCTGGCAGCACAAGTGACGATGCGAAAGTAAGTCGGTCCAGTAGGGTATGAAAAGCATTGTTGGCGGTGATGCTGTGGAAGGACAGAAGTTAGATGCGGGCATTGGTAATTCGGTGCAAGCTATATAACGCCGCGTATTCCTTCACTATATTGAAGCATATTCATCCATCATAGAAAAGCAGGAGAGAAACCTGTTGTCCAACGATAACATCATAGGGGTAAGGGAGTGTGTTTCAATATGGTAGTTTAACTCCGTGGTTAACTCCACCAGACCGATACGTCCAGAGCGTATCGAAGTAAGGAGCTACCATAACTTATGGTTGCAACCAGGAATAAAGTCTGTCTATGACAGTCACTCAAGGCTCTACCCCATCCGTTAAATGTGGTCAGGAGAGTGACACTATATTGAAGCATATTTGATGAATGGATACAAGCCATAGGCATATGGTGGTAACAGAGCGGCTAGTGTGTTTCAATATGGTAGTGGAGTAATTAACCGTTACTGTAGTCGGAAGTCATGACTCCGATGACCCGTGGTGATGGAATTTGGTAGACGTAGGCCCGTTATGGGGCCGGTGGAAATAGACGCCACATGCAGGTTCGAATCCTGCCCACAAAGGGTCACTATATTGAAGCATATTGTATTGACAGAGTAGCGAGGTCTGTCTTGAGGGTAGCTCCCGTCAGTGTGTTTCAATATAGTTTTTGGTCTCAAAGTGTTCATGGACGCACACGAGCCTGTCACGCTCGAAGAAGGGGATCGTTACCCCTTGGGACCGCCAAGTTTATTGCCGTAATAGCTCCAATGGTAGAGCAGAGGACTGAAAATTCTTGTGTTGCTGGTTCGAGTCCAGCTTACGGTACCAAGTTTTGTAAGTGTCAGCAAGAGAAAGTCACGCTATAAAGGTATGTTCGAACTACCGATATAGTAGAAGGTCGCGGGTTCGATGCCCGACCGATCGGAAGATCGGGGTGCAAGGCGGCGCACAGACTGGACAAGTATTCCAAGTGACGTATCTTGACCCTGCCGGCTTTATTACAAGGGAAAATGGTAGCGATATGAGGGACGCTACTACTTACAAATTCAATATGTTTTATGGTGAGTTGGATGAGTTGGCTTAAATCACTTTCCTGCTAAGAAAGAGACTTGGCAAAAACCAGGTCCGTGGGTTCGAATCCCACACTCACCACCAATTAATTATGATACGATTTTTAACTACAATAATTTTATTATATGCTAGTTCTGTTAATGCTTGTGTTGGATATGTTGTGGCCTTTCGTGGTCAGAATGATGTATTCGATCAGCCTGCATTAGAGCAATATGCAAATCATTTAGGATATTGTCATAAAGTATTTGGATGGTATCAATCCAAAGATGCAGTTTTGTTTATAAACAACACTGCCGTAACATATCAGTTATATGGTTTTAGCAAAGGTGCCGAGACCATTAGTAAATTATTAAAAGATTCTTCTATTAGAAAACCTGAATACGTTTTAACTATTGGCGCTTTTAGAACCACTGATGTTGATTTTAAAAAATACAATATTAAATTTGATAATTATTTTGATGATTCCGGACGAGGACAGCGTAGTCCCGGAATATTTTTATCAGTCAGTCATAGTAAAATTCAAAAAGAAGTCAACAGGTTGATTCTAGTAGATAAGTAAATTTATGCTCCTGAAGCATTGCTGGCGATGCGCCGGATTTGTAACCCGGAGATAATCTGTTCGATTCAGATCGGGAGCACCATTTTTAATGCGGGTATGATGTAAAGGTAACCTGAATCCTTGCCAAGGATTATTTCCGAGTTCGATTCTCGGTACCCGCTCCAAGTTTTTCGGAAGTGTGGCAGAGTCCGGCTTATTGCGTTAGTCTTGAAAACTAAAGGATCAGAAATGGTTCCGTGAGTTCGAATCTCACCGCTTCCACCAAATATGTATCCCTAATGTAATGGCAGCATCACAGTCTCCAAAACTGTTCGTCAAGGTTCGAGTCCTTGGGGGTACGCCAATTATTTTTTAGTAGTGTTTATTCTGTGTATGATTCTGCTTCTGATCATTGAATCTTCAGCCATTAAACGCACAATAAAACCTATTAGATAACCCAGCTGATAAGCTGCTTGATTATTTCTTCTCTTATCAGGCATTGACTTTATAAAGTTAAAAAGAAGATCTATGTCTTTTTGGTTTGCCATACAGTATTTAAGTTTTTTTGCCCCTGTAGCTTAATGGTAAAGACGGAAGCTTATACCTTCCCAAAGCACCGGCCAGATAAGCCAGCGTGTGCAGGTTCGACTCCTGCCAGGGGCACCATATGCTTTTTCAATTTGAAAAAACATCAACAATAAATAAAGCTTGTTGTATAATATATTTTTAGTTAACAGGAACAATTAATAAAGCGTATGAAAATTAAATTTTTAGCTAACTATCCGCCTACCGTTGAAGTGGAAATAAATCGAATGAGATTCGGTATAAATCCGTCTTATTTTTATCTCAAACACTTTTATGATCTGCACGGAAAAAACACCAATGTTGAATGGCAGATGGCCGACTTGTTTGTACTAGATGATTTTGATACTATAATTGCCAACATAGAAAAGAATTTGCCCGACATTTTGTCATTGAGTGTATTCATATGGAACGAAACACTGCAATATAACATTTGCAAAACTATCAAAGAACGTTACCCTAACATTCGAATTGTTGTAGGTGGCCCACAGATTACAGCACACAAAGATAAAAACTTTTTTTCACAACATCCTTATATTGACTACGTGGTATACGGAGATGGAGAACGGGCATTTCAACAGATAATTGACTTTGAAAGTGGTTTGTCGACAGACAAGTCAAATTGGGTCAACATTGTGGAAAACGCCAATTCATATACACTTTATCCATATGAACAGTTAGTAGATAAATTGTACTTCACTACTAGTCCAATATTGAATCAACAACAGTTTGTGATAGATCACATTAAGGATTTAGAAAACAAAGGCGTTCCACGCAATGAAATGCTTTTTGCTGTGGAATTCGCTAGAGGTTGCATGTACAATTGTAGTTTTTGTGACTGGAGTCAAAATTTGTCCAAAAAGGTCAAACGAAGATCATTAAATTGGCAAGAAGAAATTAATTTTTGGCATCAACAGGATGTGGCCATAAGGGAAAGCGATGCTAATTTTGGTCAATGGGACGAGGATATAGAAATTTTCCGCTATGCAATGAGTTTGCATGACCCCAATAGAAATTTTAAATTTTTGGTAACCAACACTCCAAAACTTCGAAAAGAAAACACTTACGAGCTACTGAAAACCAGTGCAGAAAAACTGAACAACTTAATAAAGATCAGTCTTCAAGATATCAACAAAGATGTGCTTGACAAAATGGAAAGACCCAGTTTGTCTTGGGATGAACATAAATCTTTAATCGATAAACTTCAAAAAAATCTTGATCCAAAATTTCATAATCTGATATTGGCCGAGCTAATGGTTGGAGTTGCTGGTCAATCATATGACAGTTTGACCGACACAATCAAACGCATAATTATGGAAACTGGTATTCAGAATTTTTTTATGAATCATTGGATGATTCTACCCAACAGCCCAGGAGCTGACCCGTTTTATCAACGATTACACAAAATAAAATGGATCAAGGGCTACACTGTAGACAAATATCACACTATAAATTCAGTTGATCGTCTCGAAGATATCTATCAAGAAATTGTTAACGGACATGGTGTTTTACATGGAGCCAAAGAAGGTAATTATATTTTTTCTACTTCTACGATGACGTTTGACGAAATAATGGCCATTCATATTCTACAGAGTTCTCTTATTGATCTGTCAAATATTAAGAAACTCAGTGATATCAAAAATTTTGAATCTATGTTTGAAAAACTAAAAACCAAAAGTTTACTTTCAGCTAAACAACAATTTGAAGAAATCAAACCATTGATTGACAAGTATGGGTTGGTTGTCTTGGGCACATATTTTCCAGAAAAAAAGCAAATTAGCTTTAGATGGAGAAATCGAGTAATCAACAAAAACTAATGCATTTGGAATCTGAAAGGGCATTGACAATAAATCCAATTTATTGTATAATGTGTTTTTAGTTAGTAGGAGCAAGCAATGAAGCGTATGCAAAAGTTGCCGCGTGAGCGCAATCATTTTGTTGCCGCGGCATTATTTAGACGTGCAGGCTCACATCGTAAGCCTCACAAATCCTTGCGTAAGCAAGAGAATCAAAAGTTTTATAAAATGGAGAATTTGGCATGAAACGTTCCGGTAAACGCTAGTGTCAACTTTGACCCCCAGGTTAAGGTTGGCACG